CCCGAAGCCAGGACTCAAGCTCAGCGCGGTCGCTCGGCGGCACCTGCACAGTAACAGTCAACGACATAAGTCATTGTCCGAAAACAACCAGCAAAGGTAAAGTCGACACGCTCACGCGACACTAGGTGCATGGGCTGAGAGTCTCGATACACAACCGAAGACCGACAGCTAGTACCGAGACTCACTCGCCTGCTGCTGGCCCTGCGATGGGGCTCGCGATGCAGGATCCCGAAACGGGCAACGGAGTGAGAGGTAGGTGCGAACGGTGCAACCGACCGAGAGGGTCGGGTAGCTCGCGACGAGGCACCGAGCAGCGAACATCCCCTGGATGGGGTGTCGCTTGCTCGGCTTCCTGTCCTTGGAGCACCGAATGCTCGTCGCGTCAGTAGGAATGCGCCTCAAGTGGGCGCGGGAGGCTGCGAAGCTTTCCCGAAAGGACGTCGCAGACCGCGTTCACCGGTCGGTCTACACCATTGCCGGCTACGAACTGGGCCGCATCGACCCGCCGTTGCCGATCCTGTTGAACCTTGCCAGCTTCTACGGCGTAGAGGTAGCAGACCTCGTGCCGCGTCAACAGAGCGACCTTCAGCGGCACATCGAAGCCGTGGTGACAACTGCCCCATTGCTCTCTCAGGAGCAGCGGGACCGGCTCGCTCTGCTGCTGCGGGGCGCGTCTTGAGGCCCCCGACAGACGAAAGCCGCCCCCGGGGCAGAGGCGGCGATTCGTCGAGCAGCAGCACCACCGATTGTAAGGCATCCCGCCGACAGAATCGACCTGCAGCGCGCCGCCTCGACGCCGCGTTGCGCCTGCCCGGCCTCTACGACGGTGCCCGAGACCCTTCTGTCTCCTGGGACGCCTGCCCCGCGCCCGGCGAACTGGTCCTGGAGGTCGGCCCAAGAAATACCGCATGGCTGCGTGGCTCGAGCAAGGTCGTCGTGCCGCTGCTAGCCACGCTGGGCACCCAGTGGCAATACGAAGGTCAGGCCGGCGGCTGGGCGTTCCCGAAACAGTTCGTCGACGACGTCCTTGCCCTCGCAGACCACGAACACCGTCCGATCCGGCTCAGATCGGTGGACCGTTGACCGCCACCGACCGGCTCGTCGCCGCTCTCCGCGAGCACGACAGCTGCCCCCGGCAGTCGGGTGGCAGCTGGGCTGCACGCTGCCCCGCCCACGAAGACCACAACCCGTCACTGTCCGTACGGCAGATCGAAGGTCAAGCCCTCGTCCACTGCCACGCCGATTGCCCAACCGAAGACGTCGTCGCCGCGCTCGGGCTGACCATGTCCGACCTGTTCGACGAGCCGGGCGTCGGGGCGAAATACACATACACCAACCGCTCAGGACAGGCGATGCGGTACGTCCACCGCAGTCCCATCAAGAGCTTCCGCCAATCCGGCGAAACCAAGGGCCAACCCGAGCTGTACCGCCTGCCGGCCGTCATCAACGCGGTGAACAACAGCACCAGCATCTACGTCGTCGAGGGCGAGAAGGACGTACACGCGCTCGAATCCGTGGACGCTGTCGCCACGACGGCGCCGATGGGGGCGTCGAACTTTGGCAAGGTCGACGTCACCCCGCTGAACGGCGCCCACGTCGTTGTCGTACCCGATCAGGACAAGGCCGGGCAGAGGTGGCTGCGCGACGTCCTCGCCGCGATCGAGGGTGTCGCCGCCACCGTAAAGGTGATGAAACCGCTGGTCGGCAAAGATGCTGCCGACCATGTCGCTGCCGGTCACGGGCTCGACGAACTGGTGCCGGTCGAAGCGCCAGCCCGAACGGGACACCGCACGGTCACGGTCACCGCCGCCAGCAGCATCACCATCCGGCCGGTGCGCTGGCTATGGGAGAACCGGGTGGCGCTCGGCTCGCTCGCCTTGCTCGGCGGCCGGGAAGGCATCGGCAAGAGCACCGTCGGCTACACGCTGGCAGCCGATGTCACCCGTGGGCGGATGGTCGGCAGCTACGACGGCATCCCGAAGTCGGTCATCGTCGCCGCCACCGAAGATTCATGGGGACACACGATCGTCCCCCGGCTGATGGCGGCCGGCGCCGACCTCGACCGGGTCTACCGCGTCGACGTCACCACCCCCGAAGGCGTCGACACCGGGCTCGTCCTCCCGTCCGACCTGATCGACCTCGAGGATGCCATCCGCGAGGTCGACGCAGCGCTGATCCTGCTCGACCCGCTGCTATCTCGGTTGGATGCCTCCCTGGACACCCACAAAGATGCTGAGGTGCGGCTGGCGCTCGAGCCGCTCACCGCCCTCGCTGACCGCAGCGGGTCGGCCGTGCTCGGGCTGATCCATGTCAACAAGTCGACGTCGGCTGACCCGCTGACGTTGCTGATGGGCTCGCGTGCGTTCGCCGCCGTTGCCCGTGCGGTCCTGTTCGTCATGACCGACCCCGAAGACGAGGCCATCCGGCTGCTCGGCCAACCCAAAAACAACCTCGGTCGAACCGACCTGGTGACACTGTCTTTCCGCATCGACTCGGAGAAGGTCGCGGACACCCCCGAGGGCGAGGTCTGGACAGGAAAGCTGCACTGGACGGGCGAGCGGGTCCAGTCGATCCGCGACGCCCTTGAGGCGGCCGGAGAAACGCCGGATTCCCGATCAGCCACCGCAGAGGCCACCGACTGGCTCGAGGACTACCTGACGAACCTGGGCGGCACGGACGACTCGGCCAGCATCAAGGAAGCCGGCAGGAAAGCAGGCCACTCGCTTTCCACGCTTAAGCGAGCCCGGCAGCGGATCAAGGCGACGACGACCTCGAGCGGTTTTCCGCGGCGAACCTTCTGGACGCTTCAAGGGACGGCCGACCAGTGGGACCACGACAGTCAGTCCAGCCCTGGGGAGACTGAACCAACTGAACTGACTGGACCAACTGGACTGACTGAGGACCCAGTTGGTTCAGTTGGTTCAGTCGGTCCAGTGGGATCAGTCCCCGCGCGAGGTGAACCGACTGCGGAGCACCAACTGTTCGAGGTTCCGCGCCAAGCGGGTGAGGATGCGCACCTACCTGCGTCCCTCCTGGCCCGGCCGGTCGGACCACGACCTGCGCACCGGCTATGCGTGCACTGTGGCCAGCCGCTGAAGGTCGACGACCCCGACCGCGACATCTGCGCTCGATGCCAACTCGTGAGGGTCGCGTCGGCGACACGTCCTGCCGAGGACCACCGTTGAGTGCCGCCGCGCCATCACCACGGCCAGCCGGGTCGTACTACTACGACGAACCGTCCGTCGTGCTCGTCGGCCGTGCTGCCGCCTGGCTGCTCACGCAGACGAACCTCAGCAGCCGACGAGCCGAGGTCCGCGGGATGGACTGCGAGGTCGACGCCCAACTCAACGCGATCGCAGTCCTCGGCCAGCAGTGGCGAAGTTCCGCAAGTTCCGCAGCAAGCGGAGCCACGCTAGGCCAAATGCGGAACCACGCACCAATGTCGTCAGACATGAGCAGCAGGCAGGCCGGCAGGGCGCTCGGCATCGATGAGCGGTCCGTGCGCAAGGCGTGCGCCCAGGGACGTCTGCCCGCTGTCCGCACCTCGTCTGGGTGGCGCATCCGCCGACCCGACGTCGACGACTACTACCGCCACCGCACGGCTTGACCACCGGAGACGCGCATGATCCAGCCCCAGTACATCGAGCAGGCCGACGCAATCCGCCAGCGCCACGACGACGACAACAACAAGGTCCGTTCACGCACCGAGCTGACGCCCGACGCCCAGCGCGCCCTGATCGCCAAGAACTACCTGGCCGCTAAGAGCCAGATGACCGACCTGCAGCAGAGCGCGGGCACCAACACCGTAGCCGCCAAGGCCAAGGCCGGCCGTGAGGCGTTCGGTGTCCAGGGCATTTCCGGTGACCCAGCCTCGGTGTCGATCTCCTACCGCGATGCACAGGACCGCGCTGACAGCCTCAACGACCCCAACGACGCCGCCAAGCTGCTGGCCCGCGCCGAGCGGTCGGGCGACGAGCCGTTGGCACGGGCAGTCGCCGCTAGGGCACTCGAGATGTACGACAGCAGCTTTGGTGGTGGCAGCCCGGCATGGGCGTCCGTGGTCGACGACTTCACCGCGACCAGGCCACGAGCAGCCACGGCCGTACAGACCATCCTGGACCTCGCCGACGGGCCGATGACCGCCCGTGCCATGTTCGCCTGGGTACTGCCCAAGCCACTCGATCTCGGCACGGTCGACGGCTACCAGCTGCAGAGCCTCGCCGACGGCACACAGACCTTCGCCAACGGTGCACCGTGACGACCCCCGGCTCGCTGGCGGGTGACACTAGGACCACCCCACCAGCGCCAGTACCACCCCACCGGGTCCTGGTGCTGGCGAGCAACGGTGCGTTCGCACCCCACCGACCGGCGACGGTCCGTTCCACGAAACGACGCAACGGACCGTCGCCGTTAGACCCTCCGCCCCGCTCCGCCGACTCGCCGGCACCGCGAGGGGTGGGGAGCTACCCCAAAAGCGTCACGCAATGTGACCCCGCAGTCCCGCAACTCCCCCTCCGACCACCCCTCCCCCTTCCGGTGAGCGAATAAATGGCCCGGGTCCGTGTCCTCGAGCAGCCCCCTGCAACGGTTCTGGGGGCCGTTACGGCTGCTGTGGAGGCGATGACGTGGCTGCATGCCTCGGACCGGGCTCTGGTGGCGCTGGCCTACGAATACGCCCGCACGATCGACGCTGCGGGCGATCCGAAGACGGTCGGGTGGGTCGGTCCGCACCTGGCGAACGTGCTGCGGGCACTCGGTGGCGCTCCGGCTGACCGTAAGGCGCTGGGGATCGAGGAGCCGGTGCGCGGGAAGTTGGCTGAGCTTCGTGCTGCTCGCTGACACGGTCGGCCGCGAGGTGCCGCGGCTGTTCACCCCGCCAGTGGGGCCGCTGACGCCGTCGACGACCCGCGGTTTCGAGGCGGTGACGTTCGCCGAGGACGTGTTGGGGCTCGATTTGATGCCGTGGCAGCGGTGGCTGCTGCTGCACGGCCTCGAGCTGGCGCCGGATGGGTCGTACCGGTTCCGGACGCTGCTGGTGCTGTGCGCCCGGCAGAACGGCAAGACGACTCTGATGCAGGTTTTGGCCTTGTGGCGGATGTTTGTCGACCGCGCCGGGTTGGTGATCGGCACGGCGCAGAACTTGAGCTTGGCTGAGGAGACGTGGGACGGTGCCCTGTCGATGGCCGAGGGGATACCGGACCTGGCTGCGGAGGTCGAGCACGTCTCCCGCGTCAACGGCGACAAGCACCTGCGGCTGACGACCGGTGAACGGTACAAGGTGACCGCCGCGTCGCGCCGTGGTGGCCGCGGACTCTCTTCGGACTTGGTCCTTCTCGACGAGTTGCGTGAGCACCAGGACTGGCTGGCGTGGTCGGCGGTGACGAAGACCACGATGGCCCGTCCCGCGCCGATGGTCGCCGGCTTCTCCAACGCAGGCGACGCCCACTCGGTGGTCCTGTCGAGCCTGCGGGACCGGGCGCTGGCCGCAGCGGCCGACCCGACGTCCACGCTCGGCATCTTCGAGTGGTCAGCGCCGGACGGGTGCGAGGTCGACGACCCTGCGGCGTGGGCTCAGGCCAACCCGGCACTTGGTCACCGGATGGGCGTGCAGGCGATCCGCAGCGCGCTCGAAACTGACCCCGAGCCCGTGATCCGCACCGAGGTGCTGTGCCAGTGGGTCACCGCGCTCGGGACGGCGATCCCCGAGCCGGTCTGGGCCACCCTGGCTGACACCAGTCCCGGTCCGCCGGACCGTTCGACGGCTGCGTTCGCCCTCGACGTCGCCCCCGACCACTCGACGGCGACGGTAGCGGCCGGCTGGCGACGGTCGGACGGTGCAGTGCAGCTCGGTGTGGCCGAGCACCTGCCGGGCGTGGACTGGATCGTCGAGTTCGCCAAGCGGGCGCAGGCCAGGTCCCCGCGGAGCAAGCTGCTGGTCGAAACAGGCGGCACCGGAGCGTTCCTCGTCCCCGCCCTCGAGCAGGCAGGCGTAACGGTCGAGCAGGTCCCGCGCCGGTTCTACGCCGAGGCGTGCGCCGCGCTCGACGCCGCCGTGAGCGCCGGGAAGGTCCGGCACGACAGCAACTACCCGCTCAACGACGCGGTGGCTGTCGCCCGCTGGGCACCGTCGGGTGAGGCCGGGCAGCGACTGCTGGCCCGCAAGGACCCGAAAGTGTCCCCGCTTGTCGCCGCTGCGCTGGCGTTGCACGCCGTCGGGTCGACGGTTCGCCGGCCGGGCCGGTTCATCAGCTTCTAGACGAGAGGACACCTGTGCAGATGACGACGACACCCGCCGAGCATCAGCCCGGCTGCACGCTGGACCCGGTGCACTGGCTGCGGCACGCCCTCGCCGCCACCCTGCGGTTGCTGGACCCGACGCAGGCCGGCAACCCGGCGATCGACCGGCTGTCGTCGGCGGCGCTGATGAACGGGCTCGAGCACTTCGCCGAGCAGTCCGACTGGCGCCTCGTCACGATGCTCGACGTCACCCGCTTCGCCTCCCTGATGGACGACAGCTTCGAGGAGCACTGCACCTGTGTCCCGCGAACCGAGGTCCACGGCACCGGCGGCGTCTGGGGCACCGTCGAGCCGACAGGCACTGACGACCCGCTTCCGGAAGTGGACCTGATGAGCACCCTGGACCAGTCGATCAAGGTCGGTCAGGACTTCATCTCTCAGATGAGGAATCAAGTCGGCGGGATGAGGGCGCTGCGACGCATCGCGGTCAAGGTGATGCGTCGCGACGGGCTGACTGCCCTCGATGGCATTCCGGGGCTTCTCGAGCGTGCCCGGGACCAGGCCGAGCGGGGCCGGTGGGTTGCGCTGGCGGCGCGCATGACGACGGTCGACTACGCCGACCCGGGCGCTGACCCGCCCACTGAGGGAAGCTGACATGCCCAGTCTGGAAATGATTTACCGAATCCTCGCGGTAGACGGTGCGTCACCCGCGTTTCGCACGGTTGCTGCCGAGGCGCAGGCGCTGTCCAGGGCGATGGCCGAAGCCGACCGAAGATGGCGCTGTCGTCTAAGACGACGGCGGACGAGATTAAAAAGGCGATGCTCGGCATCACCGAAGCGGAGCGTGCCGCCAAGGTCGAGGCCAAGACGATGTCGGCGCAGATTTCCGCGTCGATGGCGAGCATGGCCGAGGCGTCGAAGGTGGCGGCGGCGAAGACGTTGGAGGCTGACGCGGCGATCGCCAAAGGTCAGGCCGACCTAGCGAAAAAGACCGAGGAATCCTCGATCGCTCGCAAGAAGTCGCTGATGAACGTCGGGCTCGCGTCAGCGCTGACCCTCACTGCTGTCATCGGTGAGTCGGTCAAGATGGCAGCCGACTTCCAGCAGAAGACGTCGATTCTCGTCACTGCCGCAGGTGAGTCGTCTAAGGCGATTGGTCACGTCCGCTCCGGGATTCTCGACCTGGCGGCCAGCACCGGCGCGTCGTGGAAGAACCTCGCCGACGGTGCCTACATCTTGGAGAAGGCCGGCTACCGCGACGCGGACATGCTGCACATCCTCAAGGCGGGCGCCCAGGCCGCCGCTGAGGAAGGCGCGAACCTGTCGACCGTGGTCGGTGCCACGTCGGCGGTGATGCACGACTACCACCTGCCGGTGTCGGCCGCAGTGGCGGTCACGAACGAGTTGAAGACCGGTGCCGGCGAGGCTAAGGCGACATTTGAGGAGTTCGACAAGGCTCTCGGTCGAGTCGTCCCGATGGCCGCTAACGCCAAGATCAGTTTCGCCGACATCTCTGGCACGTTGGCAGAGATGACCCAGCACGGCATCTCTGCGCAGGATGCCGCTGACCAGTTGCAGAACGCGATGCGGAACCTGATTGGTCCTAATCAAGTCGCGCAGAAGATGATGGCGCAGCTCGGCATCAGCGTGAACGACGTGACGACTCGCGTCGGGGACGGTCCTGGCGGACGCGGGCTGGCCGGTACGTTGCAATACCTGTCGACGGTTGTGTTGCAGCACATGGGACCGGCTGGGCTGGTCATGTTGAACACGTTCAATCAGTCGAAGCTGGCGGCGGCGGACGCGACGACGATGTACCAGAGGCTGTCTCCCGAGGCGAAGAAGCTGGCGGACCAGTACAACGCAGGCACGGCGTCACTGAAGGACACCACGAAGGCAATGCGTGGGCTGACTGACGGTCCGATGGGTGCGCTGGCGTTGCAGTACCTGACGACGGACAAGAACGCCCACGGTTTCCAGCAGACGCTGCGGAACGGGACGAACCAGTCGAAGACGTACAACGACATGATGAGGACGCTGACCGGCGGTGCCAACGGTCTGAGTGTCGCGCTGAACACCACGATGGGCAACGCTGACGGCACCAATGAAAGCATCAAGCGGGTCGGCGCGTCGGGCAAGAACGCGGGCAAAGACGTGCAGGGCTGGGAGCTGCAGCAGAAGAACCTGAACCAGCGGCTGTCGGAAATGCGCGGCGAGGCCGACAAGCTCGGTATCGAGCTGGGCACTGCCTTGCTGCCGATGTTGACGGAGGTCATGGGATGGCTGGTCGACCCGAAGCACGCCGATCAGGTGAGGGCTCTCGCTGTCTTGATCGGCGGCGCGCTCACCGCGGCGACTGTCGCTTTTACACTTGCGTTGCTCAATAACCCGATCGTTCTGGTCGGGTTAGCGCTTGCGGGGCTTGCGGCGGCGGCCGTCTACTGCTGGGAGCACTTCAAGACGTTTCGGGACGTCATCGTCGACGTGTTCCACGTCGTGAACGACGCGATCGCCGCCGTCGTTACCAGCATCATCAAGATTTTTAGCTTCCTTCTCCATGAGGTCTTCAACACGGCCCACGGCTTCATGCAGGCCATGCTGTGGATCGCAGAGGCATCCGACAACGTGTTTGGCACCCACCTCGCCAGGGGGTGTCCGCGACGGGATGAACTCGCTCGACTCGTTTTCACGAAACGCTGACGCCAACGCGGCGTCGGCCATCAAGAGTGTCAATGACTTGCGGGACCAGGCCAATAGAGCGCTGCGCGATTTCGCGGCGAACACCGATCGGCACTCATCGAGCGCTGGTGCGTCGGTCGCGCAGATGGCGTCGCACATCACCAACTCGATCGGCTCGCTGGACGGCCTGCACGTGAAGATGCAGATCGACGCCAACGGCGACGTCCAGATCAATGACATGGGGCTGACGCACGCACAGATTGCCTCGTTCCACGGGGTCGCCAACGGAGGCATCTTCCAGGCCGGCCAGAAGGTGTTCGCCGACGGTGGGATGCTGCCCTCGGCGGCGACGATCCAGCCAGCTACTGGTAGCCGTGGGCTGATCCAGTGGGCTGAGCCCGAGACTCACGGCGAGGCGTTCATCCCTCTCGCTCCGACGAAGCGCGCCCGCTCGCTCGACATTTGGGAGCGGACCGGGAAACTGCTCGGCGCGTTCGCCGACGGCGGCATCCTGACCAGCTTCCACGACAACGCGTCCGGGCCAGTGGACAGGGGCATCGCCGAGATCGTCAAAGACGCGATCAACACCGTGTCGCACTTGGCGTCCACGACGATGAAGCAGGTTCAGGGTGCTGCTGCCGCGCTCGCCTCATCGGTGGCGGGAGACACGCCGATCGGCTACGGCGGCGGGGCGAACACCATCGGCCTGATCGAAGCCCTGGCGAACACCCTCGGCGTCGCAGGACTGTCGGTCACGTCGACCTACCGGCCGAACGCGGGCTACCACGGGGTGAACGAGGCGGTCGACTTCTCTGATGGTTCGGGCTGGGGCCCGGGCTCGGAGACGCCGGGTGAGCTGGCGTTCAACCGGGCGTGGGCAGCCAAGTACGGCTCGAGCCTTGCCGAACTGATCCACGCCGGGGCCGGGTCGGTCAACATCAAAGACGGCAAGATCGTCGACGGCTGGGGGTTCTACGGCGCGCAGACGATGATGGAGCACTTCAACCACGTCCACGTCGCGATCAGCCCGTCGTCGCTGGCTCGTGCCGGTGCCCATCCCCATGCCTTCGCCACCGGTGGGATGCCCGAGATAGGTCGGCCGTACTGGACCGGTGAGAACGGCCCGGAGCTGCAGATGGCGCTCGGCCCGACTCGGGTGTTCTCCCACGAGTCCAGCAAGGCGATGGCCCGCACCGGCCCGCTGATCCACAACGACGAGATGCACATCCACAACGATGTCGACCTTGATCTGCTGCTTCAGAAGGCAGCGTTCCTCGAACGCACCGGGCACTTCGGATGAGCGGCGGGCTCAGGCGCGACAAGGACCCGCCGACAGCCTTGTCACACGCTTGTGCGTTACTGAGATGCAACTTGGCGGGAGGTCGTCCGACCCGCGCCGAAGCCGAAGACATCAGCAGCCAGGACCGACCGAAACGAAGGCCCCTCGAGGTCGCGGCAACGGATCGGCGTCGACGTTGTATCCAGGGTTGTCCGACTGCAACGCCAGGAGGGTGCAGTCGCTGTCCCCTGTCGGAGACGTTGTACGGACGAAGTCAATCGTGGATTGACAATTGATCCCGACCCCGGTCCACTGCCCGAGCACCGAAGCTGTGGGCGGGGTGCCGGGGACGACCGACCAGACGACGACGTCCTGCCCAGGTAGGTAGCTGTTCGCGCAGTGTCGCTCCGGTTCTGCGGCGGGGAGGGGTGCGGGCGCTTCACTGCTGGGCGTGAGTGACGGTGGGAGGGGTGCGACCGGCGGGGGTGTCAAAGGAGCAGGCGCAGCCGGCGCAGACAGGGGAGCGAGCGAGGGCGCAGTCGACAGCGCGGCTGGCGGTGGGGCGGGTGAAGTAGGCGTAGAAGGATCAACAGATGGAACAGGTGGAGCCGCGGACCTGGCTGCGCTAGTGGCGGATGCCGCCTTCGGACGAGTTGCCGGTGCGCTAACAACCGCAACGACAAGGAAAACGGTGATCGCAGATGCTGTCACGCCACCGCTGACGCCACGGCCGTGAAGGCGTGCCCATGCCACCCGCCCCCTGATCAGGCCGGTAACGCCTACCCCTGCCACACCGAGGGCGATCAAACCGAGCACTGAGGCCATGCGGCTCTCTTCTCGAGGACAAGCGCCTCTACGCGCCTGGGAAACAGTATCGCCGTGGTATCGCCGTGGTATCGCCGTGGTATCGCCGTGGGGATCTTCCACTCGTCACAGAGGGTAGGAGATGGTCCGCCGCGCCGAGCGTGGTGTCGGCCTCGCGATACGCAAGCGCCGGGGGCTAGGAGCCCGCTGAACAAAGCAGGTGTTGGTCCGCTGTCCGGCGAGCAGTTGGCGCGACGATCGTTGGGTGCAGGGTCGGTCGCAGGATCAGCGTCAGCTCGGTGATGTTGAGGCGTGGGCGGGG